TTATTGGCAACAAGACTCTTGTGGACTGCTTGAATAAAACAATACTTACAGAGTTTTTCGCTAATACTGTTCATATTAGTCCTTACAATATTACCAAGTTCAACCAAACAGAGTATCTGTCTCATATCTCTAAGCTTATGAAAGAGGCTGGGATAGAAGATGTTGATGGTAAAGAGATTCGTAATGCTAACTTGGCTTATAACACCTTGACAAGAATGATTTCTCACAACTTGTATAATGGTCAAGTAGATAAGATAGAAAGCTATCTCAAAATTATCAGTGGGACTTCTACTCAAGACATTAAAACATGGAAAATCTCTGAGATTAGGGAAAAAATTAAGACTGAGGTAGACAAGAATCCTATGCTGAAATATATTATGGGGACTCATCAAGTTAGTGGTAATCTGACAGATCTAAAGTCTAATCAGAATCCTATTATTGAGGATCGCTCATACTATGGAAAGCAGAGTAGAGATTGGGTCGAGCAGATGAGCCAGGAAAATATTGACCTGTTTAGGATTCAGTTGAGTAGTTTAATCAAGTAGGAGTGTACTATGCCTAAAAATTATAAGCTATCATATGAAGAACTATACGATCTATATATAGAGAAATCTTTATCTACATATGAGATAGCTAAAATAAAAGGTTGTTCCAATACTGCAATTTGGAATAACTTAAATAAGTATGGAATCTTAATAAGAAACTATAGTGATTGTCAGTCAGGATCAAAAGGTAGAAATTATGAAAAAACTGGCAAATTACATCCAAGCTTTAAACACGGTTTAACTAAATCAGGACATAATCGTATAACAATTAATGGAGAAAGAAAACTAAGACATAGAATAGTAGCAGAAAATCTATTAAATAGAAAACTTTCAAAATCTGAAGTAGTTCATCATGTTAATGGAATTAAGACAGATAATGATCCAAAAAATTTGTGGATTTTCCCATCACAAAAAGAACACGCAAAATTCCATTGGGATGGGACGATACACGAAAGTACGATTTTTCTTAAAGACCTCTTGACAGACTGACCGATTGTAGTAAAATAGAAGCACTCACAGGTAACTAATAACAATAGGAGATGTAAATTATGGCTGTTCCATTTATGTTCGTTGACGGGAATCTAACTCTGGTGTTGAATAATCAAAGTTATCAAATTTTGCCAGATCATATTAACTATAAGTTGATTCTGGAAAGACTTCCTACTGCTACGGCAGAGGAACTGTTGGAAGTTGTTGATGTTCAAAAGGCTGTTGCTTCTTTTAGCGATGGTCTTGTGGAGATTAAGAATGGACAGGTTCTCTACGAGGGTGAGGAAGTTCATGGCAGTATTAGTAAGCGTATTCTGGAGTTTATGAGCAAGGGATTGCCGTTTCAGCCCCTTGTTAATTTCCTGAATAATCTCATGGAAAATCCAAGTATGCAGAGTCAGAAGGAACTGTATGATTTCTTGGAGCATGAGCATCTGCCTATTACTGAGGATGGTTATTTCCTCGCCTATAAGGCTGTTCGTTCAGACTTTAAGGATAAGTATAGGGGAGTTTTTGACAACAGAGTTGGTAAGGTCTGTGAAATGCAACGAGCAAAGGTAGACGATGATCGTGGTCGTGGTTGTTCTAATGGACTTCATGCTGGAGCATTGAATTATGTTGCTGGCTATGGTAGTCTTGAGGCTGGCGACCGCATTGTGATCGTCAAGATTAATCCCAAGGATGTTGTCAGTGTCCCTAGTGATTGCAACTATGAAAAGCTTCGCACTTGTCGCTACGAAGTAGTTGGTGAGTATGAGGGGGAATTACTTAAGCCTCTTTATAAGGCTGATTTTAGTCAGGATGATTACGAGGATGATGAGGATGATTATCTGAATGATTATGATGAGAGCTATTGGGATCAGTTTGACGAAGAAGATGAGGATGAAGATTATGATGATGAGGATGACCAGTATTGATTCTTGATAGTCAAGGTGGTGTTTGGCAACTTGTAAGATAGCACCTATATAGTTTCTGCTATCGTACAATAACGGTTCGATTCCGTTACCATCTTTTAGGATATTGCTCTTGATGGTAGTGTTTACTGTCCCAATATCAAAACTGTAGGCAGGAAGTGGAAAAAGGAAAACAAATGTTTAGTGATATTTTGGCTTTTAATCCGTTCGATAAGACTCATAGTGCCATAGGAACAAGAGATCAGATTACTTTGCGAAATAAGTTTTTTGATTCTTTTGGTGGTCAGCAGATTTTCTGTTACAATGGTGATCCTCGTAAGAAGATCAGTAGCATGAATCATACAGATCATCTCACCACTGTTGCTATTGCCAATGATAGTCAAGGCGCTGATGCTTACTTCTATGTTAATGGTGGACGTAAGCAATATGCTATTAGTAGAATTCGTGCTTGTTTTGTTGATATGGATGCTGGGAGAGATGATCAGGGTCGTTATTTTAAGCCTAGCATCGTCATGCAGAAGAAAAAGGAATTCTTGAACCAGATTAATAACTTTCCAGTAAAGCCAAGCTGGGTTGTTGATACTCGTAATGGTTATCAGTGCTATTGGATTCTAAACCAAAACAATACAAATCCTCACAAGACTTATTGGAATGGTATTCAGAAGAAACTGGTAAATCATTTTGGTGGTGATGCCCGAGCTATCAAAATCAATCAGATTTATAGAATTCCTTATACTTGGTGGAGAAAGGGTTGGGAGGGTAAGCAACCTTACTTTACCAGTATTCTTTCAGGATCAACTGGTAATCCGATAAATATTGAACAGCTTAAAGAGGCTCTTGATGGAGTGTCTGCTGTTGTTAATGTTGTTGCAAATAAGACTAGCGACGAATGGTTTAAGGAATATGCCAAGGCTTATAAGAAGTCTGATATTACTGGAGTTCCGGTAGCAGTTAATATTGCTTCAACTATTGCTAATCAGATGAAGTCTCTAAACCTTACCACATATACCAATAGTACAGAAAATATAAAGCCTGTGTATGGTTATACTAATGGTAGTGTTTTTCAAAAGGCTTATGGTGATCCAATGCCCATCCATCCGATTGATGAGGACACTCTCATAGACAATGAGGATACTTCTATGAACGCACAGGATGCTCTATCTGACGAGGATATGAATCTAGATGGTCAGCAGACCAAGCTTTTAAAAACGGTCGTGGAGTTCCTTAATCAAGTATCAACACCGCTCTACTTTAGTAATAACAGATTCCTATCTAATTCTGCTAAAGATCTTGCTTCTCAAATTAGTGACAAATTTTGTATCGGGTGAAATATGCACGAAGATTATGAAGATGATAACTACGATGACGATGATAGTCAGGACAATTTAGAGAGTCATTATAAAAAATACTTCAAGTTTGATCCCGATGCGTGGGATGCTTGGGGGAAAATGCTATATGATACTCTAAATGAAATAGTTGAATATCCTTCAAACATATGGTATATTGGCCCGAGCTTTCCGAAAGGTTCGTTACCTGTGAATGATTACTTCTCCAAGTCAGGGAACTTCAAAAACTCCCTGTATTTGGGGAACAATCATTACAAAGAACCGATTTATAAAACAATATATTTTGTTCACGACAAAATGAGTAGTGAGTATAAAAACCACTTAAGAACACATGCGGTTCATTTTTTACAACAGCCCAATTACTATAAAGGACTGTTCGATATATTGAACTAAGGAGCAAGGATGTTACCAGCAGCACTTTTATATTTAGCAATGACTCTTGGTTCGTTAACGGAAACTCCTTTTATAGCCTATGATCTTGCAACTCACATGAGTAAATCAGAAAGAATAGAATGGACAAAAATGACAGACGATGCTGGCAATGTAAGATTTACTATTACATTTCATAAGATGCCAATTTTAGCTGAACTAGGATTTGAAAGAGTTTTTGTAGACAAACATAATAACTGCCAATCAGAACTTAAATAATGAAAAATAACAAAGAATGGTTCCAAGTAATTGATGTTGCTAAGTTTATAGAGTCAACTAGGGTTTTAATCTTCAATAGCTTTGGTAAAACCAATGAGAATCAACCAGACGAATTAAGTCTAGTTATGGAAGATTTACCAAAAACCGAAATCGAAGAACTAAACACAGTATTAACACAAGAAGAATGTGTTATAATGTCAAAAGAATTCTTAAAAGAGAGAAAAAACAATAAAACAAAACAAACAATATTTCTTATTACTAATCAAAAATATATGGAAATGATAGAATGTTTTAATAATAGAATGATTAGCAATATGCTTAATAACTTGGTTAATAAAGGATTATTAGAAACAGCTTACGATAGTGAATCTAATGACTTTGTATTTTGGATAAAGGATAATGATAAAAATCAAAACGAAAAACCTGAAACCGATTGACGCAGATATAAACCTGATTTATAGTTGTCCAAAATGCTCATCTCAGCACTGGCTTTCTATAAAAGAGGCTAAAACAAAAGGATTCAAGGTAGTCTGTGACTGCGACACAGTATTTACTGTTAGGTCTATCAAACAGATCAAGGTAATATACGAAGAAGATAGTCCAGATCTTAATAAGATTCAACAACAGCCTCAGATACCTAGAGAGCCAAAGGTAGAAGTACAAGAAATCGGAGTTGAACTCTTAGCAAAAGCTTGTAAAATACTGGTCGGTTATGGATTTACCAAAACAGAGTCAGAAAATTTAATCAGATCGACTTTCTCAAAAAATCCAACAGATGATTGTGCTTTATTGGTTAAGAATTCACTAGCAAAATTGGGAGAAAATCATTGTGAGTAATGCTATTAGACCTTCTTGTTTTAATGATGTTGTCGGTCAGTCAGAGGTTGTAGACCGTCTGCGTATCGTTGTGGCGGGCTGTAAAGATTCATCGTCCGTCATGCCTCACGTTTTAATAGACGGTCCTCCCGGCCTTGGTAAGACTACCATAGCCAGTGCCATAGCAACGGAGATGGGCGTGAATTTGTATACCGTCAACGGAGCTAATGTTAGAAGTATAAAAAATCTATTGCCTTACTTAATGGGAATAGCTCCAAGGTCTGTTCTATTTATTGACGAGATTCATAGACTACCAAAGATTGTGGAAGAATTTCTATATCCTGTTATGGAAGATTTTGTTCTGAGTATTGTGATAGAAAATAAACCAGAAAATATAGAACTACCAGTATTTACTTTGGTTGGTGCTACTACCAGCGGAGGTAGTTTAAGTCAACCGTTTTATGATAGATTCTCTATCAAAGAACATTTGTCTTTTTATAGCTCCGATGATTTAGCTAAACTAGCAGAGTCGAATGCTAATAAGCTTGGTTTGAATATCTCAACAGAACATCTGTTAGAAATTGCTAAAAGAAGCAAGGGAACCCCAAGAATTTTAAATGCCAGACTACAGTGGTATAAGAGCTTTGTATCTTTTTATAAAGACTCTACTGTGGATATTGATAAGGTTTTTAGTAGTCAGGGTATTGATGAGAGAGGGTTGGATTTGTATGATCGTATGTATCTAGATGTTTTGAAAAAGCACAGAATGAATCCATTGGGTCTTAAAAGCATATCTTCTTTAACTGGTATTGCTATGGAAACTATCGAAAACAGTATTGAGCCATTTTTAATTAGAATGGGGTATGTAATTAGGACACAGAAAGGCAGAGTTCTTGGAGATGTCTAATACATGGTTAAGGTTCTCATATTTATATTATCACTACTAATTAGTAGTCAGACAGTTTTTGCGACCCCTCCTGTTTTCACAAACAGTCCAGAAGATGCTTTCATTCTAGCTAAAGAAATTAAATTAGACATACTACTGGTGTTTGGTGCAAAATGGTGTCCTGCTTGTTTGGTTATGAAAAATGATATTCATAAAGATCTAAGTTTGGTAGAGAATCTTATTGTATGTTATGTTGATTTCAACGATAGACCAGATATGGTTAAAGAATATAAAGTTAGGCAATTACCTGACTATATGATCTATAAAAATAATGTTGAAACTAAAAGAATAACTGGATATGACTCAAAAGAGAAGTTTAAAGAATGGATTTCTAAATAATGCTGAATATTTTTCGTAAAGAATTACGATATGCGATCCGTTCTAGCAGATGGAAAACTGTTAGAAAAGAATTTCTCAAAAAGAATAATACCTGTGCGGCTTGCGGAAAGAACAAGGATATAGAAGTCCATCATATTGAACCAGTACATCTCGCTCCAGAACTAGAGTTAGAACCGTCTAATCTAATTTCACTGTGTGCTAATTCTTGTCATTTATTATTTGGTCATTTTATGGATTTTAAGAGTTGGAATCCAAATGTTGAAAATGATTGTCAAATTATATTGGACAAAATAAAAAACAGACCATATAAATAAAAATGTTGCTCAAAGCTTAGTAGTCTGGTCGATTTAGCGGTCCTTTGAGATCTCTTTAAATAGGACGAATATTCCTATATGAGTGTATTATATTGTATACTCTCAAGGAACCTCCTATATGTTAAAGAACATAGTCTTATTATTAGTATCCATATTCTGTGGAACTATCTTAGCAGGAACTATTGATCCAACAACCCCTGACGATCAATATCTGGCGTATGGCAGTAAATTTAAGCACGTATTAAGAATATATGGCAGAGATAACAAGGATGGTCTGTACGCTGCTACTGCTGTAGCTATTGATAAACACTGGGTATTGACTGCCGCACATATAGTCAATGACTGCGTATCTGCAAAAGTTATAGACGATAATAACAAAGAATATTGTTTATCTAAAATTATTGTTCATTCAGGATATGGAGACAAGCAATTTGGTTGGCATGATATAGCTTTAGGTTATACAGAAGAGGCAATAAATCTTGATTTTTTCCCTGCTTTATATACTGAACCTAATGAGGTTGGTAAACTCTGTAGTATAGCTGGATACGGGTTTACGGGAACATTTAATAAAGGATATTCCCATTCTGACGGCAAAAAAAGAGCGGGATCTAATTTTGTTGACGAAATAGATAGAGATTTATTAGTCTGTTCTCCGTCAAAAAAAGAAGATAAGCTAAGAACACAATTAGAGTTTTTGATAGCTAGTGGAGATAGTGGCGGGGGCTTGTTTATAGATCAAAAATTAGCCGGTATTAATTCGTGTGTTATGGCAATAGATAAAAAAACAGATTCAACATATACCGATTGTTCTGGTCATACTAGAATTAGTCAGCATATTAAATGGATTGAAGAAAATATGCACAATGAAGATACTGAAAATAAAGAATCAAAAGTAATTAAATTTCAAACAAATTTACTAACAGAACACTATAGTTATTTAATGACCAGTTTATATTTAGGAATAAATTTAGCGTTTTTTCTGGTTGGATATCTATGGTGTAAGTTAAGTTTATCATCCAATAGTCAGCTGATTTCCAAGACCCCTTTGAAATCTGTATCTCGTAATGTAGATATAGAAAAACAAGAATTAGCCAATATTGATTCAAGAAAAATTGTAGTTAGTATAAATACAGATAATCTAGAAAAAAAATACGAACAATTAGGCGATATTAAAAAATCAGAAGAAAATATTACTAATTCAGTAAGCAAACTAAAAAATATGAAAGGTTAACATTATGGGAGTTGGATTAGATGTGGGTACAAGTTTTATTGTATTATCATCAGAAAAAGACAACAAGATAGTATATAAAGATTTTAGAGATGCTTTTTATATTATCAAACCAACAACCCCCGTGGCAACCAAGATGATAGAAAAGGGTTTGGCTGGGAAGGTTTTCATCAAAGATACTGATGGATCTTTTATTTTATTAGGTAAAGATGCTATAGAAAAAGCAATAGAAAGAAATGATACAGCAAAAAGACCAATGTATCGTGGCGTGGTCTCAGCTAAAGAAAAAGATGCCAAGCGTATACTGGCTTTTATTTTAAAAGAGGTCGTGGGGCAGGCTTCTGAGCCTAATGAGAAATTGATATTCTGTGTACCGGCACAACCAGTTGACCAAGAGGATGATGATTTTGATGTTGGATATCATGAAGATGTGGTCACAACAATATTGAAAGAATCTGGCTACGATGCAAAAGCTATTAACGAAGCTGAAGCTTTATGTTATGCTGAATTAGAGCAAGAAGATTATACCGGTATAGGAATATCTTGTGGTGCAGGTATGACAAACGTGTGTGTGATGTTAAATGGCG